CAAGGATCATCTATTGCAACGATCTCGTTGCGATGGTGGTATTCCGAAAGTATTTCGGGTCGTTGCTATCGGCGTTCTGTCATTCATGGCAGACATCGTGTGTGGCGACTGGACTCAACCAGTACTCTTACGACATAGAAACATTGCGAGAAAACCTGTACAAGAACTTTACTCCCGCTGGCTTCATCGCCGGGGATTATAAAGGTTTCGACAAGCACATGCAAGTTGACTTTCAGCGCGCGGCTTACTCAATCATATCAAATCTCACAAAGGACTTTGTTCCTTTGAATATGCGTCAGTTTCTCTACTTTCACGAGTGTAAAAGCTCGGCCCAAGTTTCAAGCTTTCGGTTTTGGACGCAGTGCAACATGATGAGTGGGTGCTTCTTTACAACGGCGGTCAATTGTATCGTGAATGACATGTACTTTCGATTCGTTTGGAAGAAGATGTATCCCCACAAGCTATACGATCAGCATGTGAGAGGAGTTTTTCAGGGTGACGACCATGTTTTGGCTGTCAGAGAAGGAAATGATCTTTTCAACCCTGTGAACATTCGTGACCAACTGGCCAAAATTGGACAGGAGTACACCTCAGCGGACAAGGAGGCAGAACTCAGGCAGGAACTAGAGAAATTCGAGGACATCACTTTCCTCGGAGCCCATCCCATGATCTTGGATGGCAAATGGACAGGCAGAATGAAGTGGGACACAATCACGGAAGCACTGCAATGGACAATGGACAACGGACGGACAATGAATCAAGTGGCACTGACAATGCTCGAATACGCCTCGATGTATGACAAGGAGACCTTCAAACGTCTTCTCAAGTATATCGTTGAAACGGAACCACACATTTTCGACGGACAAAATCCCTACCCGAACTATGAGATCCTAAGATCTGTGGTCCCTAACAGGACTGCGGACACTGGGGTGGATTTATTCGCGCAGGGTATGCTGGAAGCTCAGGGACCTGAGAAGAAGGCATCAACTGGATTGACTGGACTCTACGCTGTGGAGACAATGGAACAGAGAGTGAACTTGAAGTCAAACACGGTTGGACACACGTCAAAAGGGGTATCGGCTGCGGCAGCTGGCGTTGAATTTGGAACCGATTCCAGGATCTGGCGGAATTCCATTGAGTGGAATACCACCCACTCTCTCGGATCGACCTTGGCCACGTATGAC